TCAGGTAAAAAAAGTAATGTCCCTGATGCGCTTGACGTCCTTCGTCCATTCCAGCTGAATCTCCTCGATGAACGCCCGCCAGAAGGCGCGCTTGTGGTCGTTGTCAAGAGAGATGTAGAGCTGCTTCCAGCCGTCGGAGAGGATGCGGCTGATTTTGCGGTAGTCGGGGTTGGCGGCCAGCTCCTGCCGCTCGGCGTTGGCGGCATCAATCCGCGCCATCAGGTCGTCGTACTGCCGGTCGTAGTCCGCAGCAGTCTTGATGCGCCCCTTCTGCCAGGCGTAGTTCAGGCGGGCAAGCTCCTGCTGAAGCTCCACCAGGTCGTGCTGGGCGACGCGCTGCGGGGCGTTTTGAAGGCGCAGGAGGTACATCTGCTTGCCGCGCATGACGGCTTCCACCTCGCTGAGCATGATGGCTTCCAGCCGATGCTCGAACGCCATCGTCCGAAAATCGCACTTCTTTTCGAGGTTCCCCCGGTAGCAGCGGTAGCCGTAGTACTTGTAGGACAGCTTCTGACCGCTTTTGCCGATGCGGTTGAGCACCGTCGGCGAACCGACGAGCATATTGCCGCAGCAGGGGCAGCGGATAAGGCCGCCGAAGATGTAGGTGTGTTCTCGCTGGGACGTGCGCGGGTTGTGCTGGATGTACTTCTGCATCGTCTCGAACGCCGCGGGGGTCATGTAGCCCTCGCAGTAGGCGGGATTGCCGCGATACGTGCCGCAAATCAGCTCGCTGGTCAGCGCGTTCTTGATGGTCGAGTAGGAGAAAGCGCGGCTGTATTTGGCGTTGATGTAGTGCAGAGCGGCGCGGACGGAGCGGTTCTTGCAGAAGTGGTCGATTAAGTCCTCCATGATGATTTCGTCGCGCTTGGCGATGTACTTGCGGCGGTCGCCGTCGCCCGACTGCTTCACCTGATAGCAGAACGGCAGGGCTTGCGAACCGTACAGCGGCTGACCTGACTTCACCTTGTACTCGTTAATCATGCGGATGCGCTCGCCCACCTGATCCGCCTCGAACTGCGCCATCGTCAGCTTCATGTTGACGAACGCCTCCCCGGATGGCGTGGACAGGTCGTATTTCTCTTCCGTCGCCGTCCAGATGACACCGCCCGCGGCCAGCCGCTTCATGCACTCGTGATATTCCGCGACGGAGCGGAAGAATCTGTCGAGCTTAATGAAGATGATGCGGCGGAAATTCCCCTTTTCCGCGTCCTGAATCATGGCTTGCAGGGCGGGACGCTTGCGAATCAGTTTCCTGCCGGAAACGCCCTCGTCCTTATAGAACTTCACGATTTTCATGCCGTGGCTGTCGGCGTATTCGTTCAGCTTCTCCTCCTGCGCCTCGATGGAGATGCCGTGGAGCTTCTGCTCCTGCGTGGAGACGCGAATGTACGCCGCCACGTTCTCGATGTAGCTTGTTTTTTCTGCCTGATTCGTCATTTCTTCCTTCCACCTTCCTATGGCGATGGCTGCCGCTGCGCGCATTCATAAAGCTACGGGCGCACCCATACCTATATGCCACCGGGGAGGTGAAGCGGATGGATGCTGACCGTCTTTTTGCGAAGGAGAACGCGCCGACGGCGGAGCAGATGCTTGCGACGCTCGTCCGCCTGCTGGAAGATCAGGAGGGCGTGACGATTGAATACCGCGTCGCAGAAAGTGACCCGCGCACTTGACGTGGGTGGAAGTCTTGCGGTGGATGTGGATGCAGCGGTGGAAGCCGCTGGAATCAGGTGTGTGGATGGCGCGCGGGAAGAATGCCGCGCGCAAAGGCAAGACTTGTTAAACTAAATACAGTTCAGGCTTACGCCTGATAAGTACTTCATCAAAATAATCCTCTGGCAGATTGCAGAGGGAAATCATCGTCTCCTTCGGAATGGCGGAATCGCGCAAAAGATGCTGCTTCGACAGCACACCATGCTCAATCAGCAGGGTGACAGCGTCGCGCAGCACTTCCGGCGGCTGAATGGTCATCACGTCGTCATATGGTTCAGCACGCCAATAGCGCTGCTTTGTCATCTGACGGTTGAGGTATTGCAAATGCGATTCGGACAGCAGGTGGAGGTCTGCGCCACGGTGTATCATAGCGGCTATTGATGCGCCCCACTTGCGCTTTGCCCGCTCCAATGCAAGCATGGATGAGCCGTGCAGGTCGCGCGAGAACGGATCTGCCGGAAGCAGAAAAGCCGACGCGAAGCGGTCTGCCTGACTGTCCGCCTGGTCGATTACAGCACGCTGGGACGCTTCCTTTTGCGGCACGTCGGAATGCAGGAGCAGATGCCCTAATTCGTGCAGGATGCTGAAACGAATCCGCACGGCACTCTTTTCTGCGGGCTGATAAAGAATGTAGGGTGTCCCGTTTTCCCAGCAAGACAGCGCGTCGATGCCTCGGAACTCACATTGCTGACTGCCTGTAAACTCCGCAACGATGATACCGTGGTTCTCCAACAACCCAATCAGGTCGCCAATCGGGTCATCGTCCATGCCCCATTGGTTGCGGACATCCATTGCGATTTCTTCCACTTCGTCCAGCGAAAGGTCGCGATAGTCGCGGTCAGAGACCGGCAGTTCCTGCGGAATAAAGCTGATGTAGGTTTCCAGCTGCTGCTTGACTTCGTCCGCCCATTTCAGCTGATAGCGACACGCTTTTTTGACCTTCTGCGATACGCCCAAATTGGAGCGGAAAAAGAGCGCGCCGCCCTCCGAAGTCGCCGCCAATTCAGGCTTATAGAAGAACTCAATCGGGAAGTTCAGCACAGCCGCGATACGTTCCAGTGTCGAATCAGACGGCGGCGTGATTCCTTTCTCGAACTTGGAGATAGCTTGGCGTGTCACGCCGATTTCTGCGGATAATTCCTCCATCGACAGGGCGCGCGCTTCTCTCGCTTCTGTAATCCTCGCTGAAATGACAGCGACGGGCATGATTAGCCCTCCTTTTTTCCACGCAGATACTCATCGCGCAATGCGACGGTTCTGCGCACAATTTCTTTCGGTTTGGGGGTCAAGTCTTTCAGCAGCGGCAATTCGATTTCGTCCGCGATGCCGCCATAGCCCGCTTCAGGCAGCAGAATCGTCGCGAATGGCTGTTCTTCGCCGCCGAAAATCAAAAATGCGAATAGCTTCTGCGTGCCCAGCGTCAGGGTGTGGTCACCAAACATTTGAAACTGACGCTGGAAAGGTGAATTTCGCTCGGAAAGTTCCACCTTATATTTTGCCCTCGGCGGAAGGTCATGCCGATTTCTGCGGAAAGCAACGTGAAGCAGCACGTCATCATTCTCCAATTGAGGTACAACTTGTCCGCCTGCGAAGCGCCGTTCCGAAAAAGCGAATGGACACTGCTGCGAAGCAGCGCCAAGGGCAACCTGCATCTGCATCAGCTTCGTGCGGACGCGGGTGCCTTCCGGCCGCATATATGGGTGGCTGAACGGCGAATCCGCGTTCTGGGTCAGCAGCGCATAAGCGTCCGTACCAATCTGCACAGTGTCGGCAAGGAATTTCAGCTGCGGCGGGGTAAAAAGCGAATCAAAGCGAATGTCCAAACAAAACACCTCCGGTTGACATTTCTTCGCGCAACCATTTTACATGATTTCTGTGATTTTGTCAACCAGAACGCAGAAACATCAAAGAATTATTCTTCTTCCCCCTCACGCATTCCGCGTTGGGGGCTTTTTTATTTCCGCCGCGGCGAAGCGACCGGGAACGGCAGGTGCGTCCGGTGTGTCCTGCTGACGATAGTTTTCGGCAAACTCGTGCACGAAATTCAAAAAATTGTCGCGCTGCTCTTTCGGAAGCGTGACGAAGGCTTCCAGCATGGAGCGCCCGTACTCGCCGAGGTCATACTCCTGCACCAGCCCATCAATCAAAGTCGGATTTAGCTGATTGAACATCTCGCCCGTACCGTCGCGCAGCCATTCCTCGCGCACGTTGAAGGTGGTGCAGATTTGAGAGATGTGGATGTCGCGCAGTTCGCGGCGACCGGTTTCAAAATGTGCGTAGGTGGATTGTGCCACATTGATGCGTTCACTGAACTCCTGCTGGCTTAAGCCAAGGGCTTTTCGGAGTTCTTTCAGGCGTTCTTTCATGAAACCGCCTCCCTTCATATAGCATTGTAGCATGAAATCTAATACATTGCAATTATTCAGGCAAAAATTCTTGACATTTTAAATCCATTGGACTATAATGCTAATACAGTGTATTACGCGGAGGTGAGAGCATGGTTCAGCAGTTCAGCGCGCAGGATACCGCCAATATTGAGGCGGCAGCGCAAATACTCGCGAAAGATGTCCACGACCTGCCGGAGTCGCAGCAGGCGTATTTCTGTGGCGTGATTCAGGGCGTTCTGATGACACTCAAAAGCACGAAGAGCGCATAAGGAGGTGTTTCCATGCCGGATTTGCTCACCCGCCCCGGCGCACCGACCGCCGAGCAGCTTCTCGCGACCCTCGTCAGCCTGCTGGAAGACCAAGAGGGCGTGAAAATCGAATACACCATCGTGGACAAGCACGACGGCAACGACGACAGCAAGGGCGCAGGCTAATCCCCTGCGCCCATCCCCCCAATCGACCAAATAAGGAGGTTTCCCTATGACCATTGGTGACAAGATGACCATCACAACGTGGCGGGCGCGTCAGCTGGCGTACCTGGAAGAGATGTACGCCCCGCGCGAACACATGGGCAAGCTGATGAGCCACCTCGGCACGCGGCACGTCTACATCCAGCTGTACAACCAGATGCGCGCCGCGCTTTGCAGTATGCCGGAGCAGCCGAACAGCTACGTTGCCATGGCGGTCTACCGCAAGCTGCGCGAGGACATGTCCACGCTCGACGATATGCTTGACCAGCTGGAGGACACCGGGCTGCATGACCCGGACGAGTATGACCCCGACGGGGTGGAGGTGTGACGCAATGACCCTGACCCCCATCGGCTACGTCGTTCAGATCCGCGTCGCGGACGTCCTGTGCCTGTACTTCACCCGCCTGTCCCAGGGCGGCATTGACCTGACTGCTGACCTCGACAAGGCAATGCTGTTCGACACCGAGGAGCGCGCGCGGGATTTCGCCCTGCACGCCGGCTACGTCCTGCGCGTGGACGAGCAGCACTTCGTGGTGGAGGCGTGTTTCGAGGAAGTGACGCTCAACGGCGATGCGGATTTGCTGGACGCTGACGACGCGCCCGACGACGATAACGACGACGAGTAAACGACAAGAGGAGGCTTCCCCATGAGCTTTGAGCAGGCACTATTCGCGGCGCTTGGCACGGTGATTGGCATCCCGGCGGCAATCCACGCCCTCACCGAACTGCTGGTTTCCCTGGACTGCCGCACGGCATCGCGCCAGAAGCGCCGGGAGATTCACGCTGCCATGGCGCAGCAGCCGTCCCCCGTTACCCCCGGCATGGTCGGCATGATGTGCCGTGCGGGGGCAGCCTCCGAGATGAGAAGGAGGAATTTCTGATGGGCTTTGCTGACCACCCCTACTGTGTCGTGCTCCAGACGCACGACCCGGATTCCACCGACTCCGCGCAGGAAAGCGCCTACGCGGACGATGTGCTCGTGCTGGCGCTGACGCATCCGCAGGACGACGGGAAGATTATTCGCGGTAAGCTGATGATTAACGGCGACACGAAGCGGCTTGCCCGCGCACTGCTGGCGACTGACTTCCGCGATGCGATTCGTGGCGCGATTCGTGATGCGCTTGATGAGAGCGACAAACACAAGCGCAGTCTGTTTGACCGCCTGTTCCGGCGGAAGGAGGATGCCTGATGGCAGACAAGAGCAGTTTCTACCGCGAGCGTGCCAAGGCGCTGGAAAAGCGTTTGGAGCGCGAGCAGGAGTGGGAAACGTACTTTCCCGGCATCACCAACCGGGAATACGCCACCTATGCGGATGCGTGCGCGTGCGGGATGGCGCGGCGGCTGGACGAAATCGAGGCGGCGGCGCTCGTTGCGTCGTGGTGCGGTTTCCAAGAGGAGCGCATCACCATCGTGACGACGGAGAAACCGCTGGAACGCAACCGGCACGGGAAAATCCGCTGTCGGGATGGCATCGCCAGCTATGACCGCCGCCCGGTGCTGGTGATGTCGTTCGCTGTGCGCACCCCGGACGGCGCACAGCCCCATGAAGGCACGATGCAATACATCCGCTTTGAGGTGCTGGGGCGGCTCTATGAGCTGGTGGACAGCGACCTGCGCGTGCTGTAACGGAGGTGGAGGATATGTCCGACGGCGTTCTGATTACCCTGATTATCTGCGCGACGGTGCTTGCGCTGGCGCTGATTCCGAAAAAGTAGTCTGTGCAGCATCCTTCTTGCCGCCGCGTTCTGCTTCTTCTTCCGCATCGGCTTCGGCTGTCAGCTCGTCTATCAGCTCCTGCACAGTGTGATAGACGCGCGTCTTGATTTCCCCTGCGGCAATCGCTCTCGCTTCCGCGACGGCTTCCAACAATTCTTTGTCATCGTACATAAAATTCACCACCTTTCGGCACTATTGTAGCATATTCGCAGCACATTTCGCAAGGAGGTTTCCCCATGAACGTATTCTTCGGCATCGGCCGCCTGACCGCTGATCCCATCATCGGCGTGACCAGCGGCACGGGCACCAGCGTCGCCCGGTACACCATCGCCATCCCGCGCTGCCGGTCGGGCGAACAGAAAATCGCCGACTTCGTGCGCTGCAAGGCGTTCGGCAAGAGCGCCGATTTCGCTGCCAAGTACCTGCGCAAGGGTCAGCGCGTCGCCGTGCGCGGTTCGCTGGAAGTGAGCAAGTACGAGAAGGACGGTGTGCCGCAGACGATGGTGGAGGTCGTCGTCAGCCAGCAGGAGTTCTGCGACGCACCCCGCAAGAAGCAGGAAGAACCGGACGACGACCGCGATTTTCCGGAATCGCTGGAGGAGGTGACGGGCGCTGAAGCACCCTTCTAAGGCAAAAGAAGCCATCCGCGCGAAGGAAATGCAGCCCGTGACGCTCGCCGAGGCGCTGTCGCTCCAAGACACGCAGCGCAAGTACGGCAACGAGAAAGTCGTCATCAATGGGCAGACATTCGATAGTCAGGCTGAATACCGCCGCTGGCGTGAACTCTGCCTGATGGCGCAGGCGGGCGAAATCGGCGATTTGCAGCGTCAGGTGCGGTATGAGCTTGTCCCTGTTCAGCGGGACGAGGACGGGAATGTCCTTGAGCGCGCTTGCTTCTATGTCGCCGATTTCGTCTATACCGACGCGGACGGGCGCACCGTCGTGGAGGACGTGAAGGGCTTCCGCACGAAGGAGTACCTCATCCGCCGCAAGCTGATGCTGTTCCGCTACGGCATCCGCATTCAGGAAGTGGAGGTGTAAGCGATGCTGACGACCATTGACCGCTCCAAGCTGGCGCTCTGCCCGCTGTGCAGTATGCCTGCCATCATGGAAAACCCGTATGTGCGCGAGGATGCGCTGTGGATTCGGTGCAAGAGTTGTGGATTTCACGCCTGCGTCTTCAAGGACGAGGCGACCGCGCGGAAGCGGGAGGGGACGGAAAATGAGCAGCCGGAACGAGCGCCCCAAGCAGGTTGACCGGATTCTGGACTACATGCGCCGCTACGGGTCAATCACCACGCTGGACGCGATGCTTGACCTCGGCATCCTGCGCCTTGCAAGCCGCATCAGCGAGCTGAAGAAGGCGGGTGTCCCCATCCGGCGGGACTGGGCGAAGGTCACAAACCGCCACGGGGAAACGTGCAACGTACTGCGCTACAGCCTTGATAAGCCCGGCGGCGAAGAATAAGGGGGCAGCACCATGCCGATTGTCAACTATGTGCGGGAACATATGCGGTTCATCGAATATGCGTCTGATGAAGGACTTTCGTCCGGAGAACGCCTTGTGTGGTATGCGCTGATGCACATCATCAACGGACGCGCACAAGGGAGCATCTGGCCGGAGGGGTTCATCCGCATTGCGAATGACCGGCTTCTCGCGCTCTGCCCCATGCAGCTGGGCGCCGTCATCATGGCGCGGAACAGCCTAAAGCAGCGCGGCTTAATTGACTTCATCCCCGGCAGCAGGAACAAACGCGCCCCCGCCTACAAAATCAATTTCTTCTCCCCCGAATTTCCGCCCGATTCCCCCGGCAAAGCGGGAAAAATGCAAAGTTACTGCGAAAATCGAAGTAACTACAATAATAACATGGGGAGTAACTACGATAATAACATAGGGGGTAACAACGGTAACATAGTACCAAACTATACGGAAAGAGAATACCAAACAGGGAAAACGGGTTACCCAGAAGAAGAGAATGAGGAATACACCGAAGCGGAACGCGCGTGTACGGGCGGGCGCGCGCGCGATAAGCAGATTGCCGCCATCTGGCGGTCTGATTTCGGTGCGATTCCCGCCCCGGCGCAGGTGCAGCGGCTCTCCACCGCGACGGATGTGCTGCAAATGCCGCTGACAGTGCTGCGTGAAGCCGTCCGGTGCGCCGCCGCGACGGGCGCGAAGTCCCCGATGGCGTATGTGCTGACGCTCCTGCAAGACTGGCACTATGCGGGCGTTCGGACGGCGGACGAGGTAGGCGAATACGCCTATCTGCGCGACGTGGTGGAGGGCAGACAGCCCGGCGACCGCGAAAAAGCGCAGCAGGGTCTGGCACAGATGCGCCGCCGCCATCAGCAGATGCCGGAGGGCAGCGAGGAAGGGGCTGACGGCTGATGCAAGCAAACGACATGACAACGGAGCAGCTGATTCGCTACTTCCGGTGCATGGGCAGTGCAAACGCGGTCTGCCGCGAGCATCAGCACTGCCCGGATTGCCCGTATTACGTTCCGCAGAGCTACAACGTGCGCTTCCGTGACGCGGCGATGGAAATTGCCAATCGGCTGGAAGCAGCACTGAACCGTGGAGGACAAGCAACATGAGCAACCAATCCCCCTGCACCGACCCGCTCTACCCCTGCACGGCGCTGACGCTGGCAGAAAAGAGTGCCGCGCTGGAGCAGCTGACGTGGCTCCGCAAGCATATGCTGGCGGTGAATTTCCACGAATACGAGGCGGTGGACGCGGCAATCCGCGCCCTGCGCAAGGCGACGACGGTGGATGACTGCCGGGTGCGCCGCATCCCTGTGTACGGCATGGGGCAAGCGAGGGACGCGGCGTATTCCCAGCGTGGCGACGACTATCTGCTCGAAGCCCAGCGCGTCGCGGGAGAGAATCCGCCGAATGCGTCAGATATGCCGGAGAACGCCCCGAAGAATCCGCCGGAGACGGTGGAGAATGCCGAAAATTCGCCGAAGGTGCCGCCGAAAAAGCGAAATGGCGGCTGGCGGTGCTGACAGGCGATTCAGGAGGGGCGGACGATGCGGGCAAAAGAGTATCTGTCGCAGGTGCGTTTTCTCGACGAGCGAATCACCTGCAAGCTGGCGGACGCGGCGCGATTGCAGGACATGGCGACGCGCATCACGCCCATCCTGCGGGAAGACGGCGTGTCTGGGGGCGGCGGCGCGCCGGATCGTCTGGCGGACGCGGTGGCGAGAATCATTGACCTGAAAGCCGAAATCAACCGGGACATTGACCGCCTGGTGGACAAGAAGCGTGACATCGCGGCGAAGCTGGGCAAATTGACCGACCGGCGGTATTACGCGGTGCTTTTCCGGCGGTATCTGCTGTTTGAGACGTTCGAGAAGATTTCCTGCGAGATGAACTACTCGTGGCGGCACGTCTGCTCCCTGCACGGGCAGGCGCTGGAGGCGTTTCAAAAGGTGCTGGACGCGGAAAAAGACGCTTGATGCGGCGTGGAGGTGAGAAAAATGGCGATAATCGGCGTGCTGTGTCTGCTGGCGGCAGTGGTCTGCGTGGCGTGCACGGCGGTGAACAGGCGGTAAAAGCAAAAGGCGGTCAGCGGCACAATCGCCGCCGACCGCATGGGATGATTTACGCCGTCGCTAACAAAAGATTATTTTTGCATACCAGAATTGGCATTGCGTTGCTGAACGCTTCGGCGTACAATACCGAAATCTCCCCGGTGGAGGCTCACGGCACGAGCAAATCCACCGGGATTCCCAGCGCGGCGGCGACGGTGCGCATCCGCTCCAGCGGCACGGACTGCTTGCCGTACTCCCACAGCTGCACGACGCGTTCAGCGCTTGCGCCGGTATAGCCGCACATTTCGCCAAGGGCGCGCTGGGTCAGACCGCGCTCCTTGCGCTTGCTCTTGATGAGGGCAGGGATGCTTTCAACAGGGGGATTAGACGGGTTGTAGCACATGATGATGCTCCTTTCACTTTTTGTTCTGTGTCATTCTGATATGCGCGGCAGCCGCGAAGCAAATCACGGCAAGGACGCTGAAAACAACGGCGATACCAAGCAAGATTTGAACCATTGCAATTCCCGGCGAGGTGTGCTATAATCAGGGCGTGGAGGAGAGGGTGCGAACCCTCCCCTCCGGGAACTCACTTCAGGGCGCTGATTAGCGTTGCCAGGGCTGTAACCAACAACGCGATGCCGCTGAAGAGCTTCCCGAGCGCTTCGAGCCTTTCGGCTTGAGCGCTTTTCTTTTTGCCCTTCTTGCTCACCGGGCTTCACCTCCTTTCCTCTTCTATTATATCACAATAAGTTCATTGTGTCAATAAGCAAATCAAAGAAATTTTGCAATTTTTCATCACTTTTTCAGAAGCTCGCGCCCTGCTTTCCGAGCCGCTCACGGCATCACATCATAAAATATCATAGTATTTCATATTGCCCCCATGCTATACTACACATGGAAACCTCCAATCACCTCACCCGACGGACGCGCCAGTCTCCGCCGGGTATTTTTGTGCCCCAAATTCGCTGTGCCCCGCGTGTGGAGGCGCAATTCCTCATTTCGCATTCCAGAAAGGATGGTGGACTTGGCTGGACTGACCGAGAAACAGCGCCGCTTCTGCGACGAGTACCTGATTGACCTGAACGCGACGCAAGCCGCCATCCGCGCCGGATATTCCCCGAAAACGGCAGCGGCGATTGCGGCAGAAAACCTCACAAAACCTAAGGTTGCTGAAAACATCAAAAAGCGCATGAACGAAAAGGAAGATGCGCTGATTGCCAAGCAGGACGAAGTGCTGAAATACCTGACGGCGGTGATGCGCCGGGAGATGAAGGAATTTGTCGTCGTGACGTGCATGGAGGAGAAGACGGAAGTCATCCCCGGCGAGGGTGGCGGCAAGCCCACCCGGCGCACGACGAAGAAGGAAGAACCGAAGGTCGTCGAGATTCCGGCGCGGCTGTGCGACGCGAATAAGGCGGCGGAGCTGCTGGGCAAGCGCTACGGGCTGTTCACGGACAGGGTGGATGTGTCGGGCAGCCTGCCGGTGATTCTGGCGGGAGAGGATGCGCTTGACGACTAATCAGCCGCGAATCTACCTGCCGGATGTCGTCGGGCGCGGCTACGGCGCGTTCTGGCGCTTCACGGGGCGCTACCGTGTGTGCAAAGGCAGCCGCGCAAGCAAGAAAAGCACCACGACGGCGCTGAATTTCATCTACCGCATGATGAAGTACCCCGGCGCAAACCTGCTGGTCATCCGCAAAACGTACCGCACCTTGCGCGACAGCTGCTTCACGCAGCTTCTCTGGGCGATTCACCGCCTGCAAGTGGAGGCATTCTGGAGCTGGAAGGAAAGCCCGCTGGAAATCACCTACAAGCCGACGGGGCAGAAAATCTACTTTCGCGGCATGGATGATCCGCTGAAATTGACCTCCATCACCGCGCAGAGCGGCGTGCTGTGCTGGGTGTGGATTGAAGAAGCCTACGAGATCATGAACGAGAGCGACTTCAACACGCTGGATGAATCCATCCGCGGCGAATGCGCACCGCCGCTGTTCAAGCAAATCACGCTGACGTTCAACCCGTGGAATCAGAAGCACTGGCTGAAAGCGCGCTTTTTCGACATAGAAGACCCGGACATCCTCGCCATCACGACAAACTACCAGTGCAACGAGTGGCTGGACAAGCAGGACTTGCGCCTATTTGAGCGGATGAAGGCGACGAACCCGCGCCGCTACGCCGTGCCAGGCTTAGGCAACTGGGGCATTGTGGAAGGTCTCATCTACGAGCGCTGGCAGGAATCCGCGTTCGACCCGGCGGAAATCAGCCGAACGGGCAAGCTGGAATCCGTGTTCGGCTTGGACTTCGGCTTCACCAACGACCCGACGGCGCTCTTCTGCGGATTGCTGGACATTCCGGCGCGCCGCCTGTACGTCTTTGACGAGCTGTACGAACGGGGATTAACGAACGACATGATTGCCAAGCGCGTGACGGCGATGGGCTACGGAAAGGTCAGCATCACCGCCGACGGCGCAGAGCCGAAATCCATTGCCGAGCTGCGCGGCATGGGCTTGCGCGTACACAGCGCGGCGAAAGGCGCGGACAGCATCCGCAGCGGCATCCAGTGGATTCAAAATCTCGAAATCATCATCCACCCGCGCTGCATAAATTTTCTGACCGAAATCAGCAATTACACCTGGGCGAAGGACAAGTTCGGCAAGATGCTCGATGGCCCCATTGACGACTTCAACCACCTGATGGACGCCATGCGCTATGGGCTGGAAAAGTTCATTGTGGGGAAAAAGTGGACGTATTGAAGGAGGGCAACCCCGATGACAGACGGAGAAAGACTGACGGCGATTCTTGCGCAGTACGCAATCCCGTGCGAGAAGGTCAGCTTCCGCGGCAAGCTGGACGCGCTGGCGGCAGGGCTGGGCATCCAGACGCAAGGGCGGCTGATGGGCGACGTGCTGGATGACATTGCCGCCAAGATGGGTGTGAAGCGCGACAACCGTCTCTATGGCGCCTTCATCCGCAAGCTGTACGAGGGCGTGACCAGCGGCGAGGACGCGACGCTTTCCGGCAATCCGCTGACGCTGACGGAGTGCATCGGAGGGAAACCGTTTGGCGCACTGCATGTGCACGGCAAAAGCACGCAGAACGGCGTGCCGCTCCCGACCGCGCCCGTGCCGATTGTCAGCGCGGGTGACGGCGGAACGGTGTTGGTCACGGTGTCGGACGGCGCGAACAATTCGCAGACGCTGACGCTGCAAACGCCGAATGCGCTGTGCGGCATCCCGGTTGCATCCAGCGGCAATTACACGGATGAGAACGGGCAGCAGTGGGTCTGCGACGAGGTGGATTTGGCGCGCGGCGTGCGGGTGCAGCGTATCCGGAAAATCAAGGTAACATCGTCGCTCAATTGGCAGACGGCAGGGCGCGAGGTTGACCGCTACTTCGCTTGGTTCAACGGCACATACACGTCGAACGTGCTCTGCACGCACTTTTCCACCGCTCTTGGCTCTGAAACGGTCGGCGGGGCGATTGCCAATCATAATAACCTTGTCGGCTTTGCATTCGCCGAAAAAGGTACGACGACCGTCGATGACTTTAAGCAGTTTTTGGACGAGAATGACGTTTTTATTTGGGCTGCGCTTGCTACACCGGTGGAAACTGACATTTCTGCGGACGAAGTCGCCGCATACAAGGCGCTGACTACCTATGCCCCGACGACCGTCATCAGCGTGAGCGGCGGCGCGGGGCTGGCGGCAACCTACAGGCGCCGGAAAGCGGCAAAATGACAGCGTTCCGCCCGGTGCTTTTTTTGAACCCCAAATTCACCACCGAGGAGGCGTATCCCTATGTTATCCCCCGCGGAAATCCGCACATTCATCGACAGCGACAGCGCATCCACCCGCAAGCAGCTTGCGCGGCAGGGTCAGCGCTACTACGAGGGCGACCACGACATCCGCAATTACCGCCTGTTCTTCATCAACGCCGACGGCACGCCGCAGGAGGACAAGAACCGCTCGAACATCAAAATCAGCCACCCGTTCTTCACCGAACTGGTAGACCAAGAGGCGCAATACATGCTGTCCGGGCAGGAAGCGTTCGTGCGGTCGGACATTCCGGAGCTTCAAAAGGCGCTGGAGGACTATTTCGACGAGGATTTCACCGCTGAACTCTACGAGGTCATCACGGGCGCGGTGGCGAAGGGCTTCGAGTACATGTACGCCTACAAGGATGCGGACGGCCGCACGCGCTTTCAGGCGGCGGACGGCCTCGGCGTGGTGGAAGTGCGGGCAAAGGATACGGACGACGGCTGCGAGTACGTCATCTACTGGTACATCGACCGCATCGGCAAGGACAACAAAGCCATCAAGCGCATTCAGGTGTGGGACAAAAAGCAGACGCACTTCTTCTGCCAGGTGAACGAGGGCGAGATTGTGCCGGATGAATCCACACCGCTGAACCCGCGCCCGCACACCATCTGGCGCAAGCCCGGCGACGAAAGCACCTACTTTGACGGCTTCGGCTTCATCCCCTTCTTCCGCCTGGACAACGGGTCAAAGCAGTTTTCGGGGCTCAAAACCATCAAGGGGCTGATTGACGACTACGACCTCATGTCCTGCGGGCTATCCAACAACATTCAGGACGCGAACGAAGTCCTCTACGTTGTCAAGGGCTTTGAGGGCGACAATCTCGATGAGCTGATGACGAACATCCGGGCGAAAAAGCACATCGGCATCCCGGATTCCGGCGGCGACGTGGAGATCCGCACGATTGACATTCCCTATCAGGCGCGCCAGACGAAGCTGGAATTGGACGAGAAAAACATCTACCGCTTCGGCATGGGCTTTAACGCCGCGCAGGTCGGCGACGGCAACGTGACGAACATCGTCATCAAGAGCCGCTATGCGCTGCTTGACCTCAAGTGCAACAAGCTGGAAATCCGCTTGAAGCAGTTCATGCGCAAGCTGCTGAAAATCGTCTTGGCGGAAATCAACGAATCCGGCGGCACGGACTACCAGATGCAGGACGTGTATTTCGACTTCCAGCGCGAGGTGATGGCGAACGCGCTGGACAACGCGCAGATTGCATTGACCGACGCGCAGAAGCAGCAGGCGCAAGTGAACACGCTGCTGGCGCTCACCGACGTGCTGGATGACGAAACGCTGCTGGAAAACATCTGCGACGTGCTGGAACTGGACTACAAGACGATTCGCGGGCGGACGAAATCAGACGACGGCGCGGCGGACGTGGTGCTGGCGGACGTTCCGGCGGAAGAGGATGACGCGGGGTGATGTGAATGCGCAAGAGCGAGAAGGAAGCCCTGCAAGCGATGCTGGATGATGAGCAGGAAACCATCAAGGCACTGGAAAAGGCATACCAGCGGGCGATTCGGCGCATCGACAACCACATCCGCATCCTCGAAAGCGACGAAATGACGCAATCGAAGATTTATCAGAAGCGCTATCAGGAGGCGATGAAAGCCCAAATCAACGCCGCGCTGGACGAACTGCACAAGAAAAGCAATCAGACCATCGAAGAATACCTGACGCGCAGCTATCAGCACGGCTACGTCGGCACAATGTACAGCCTGCACAAGCAGGGAATGCCGATTCTCGCCCCCATTGACCAGCGCGCAGTGACCCGCGCCGTCCGCACGGACAGCAAGCTCAGCGGGCGGCTGTACGGTGAACTTGGCGTGGATATGCAGAAACTGAAAAAGACCATTCGCCGGGAAATCTCCATCGGCATCTCCATCGGCAGCGACTACAGCATGATTGCACGTCAGGTGCAGATTTCGTCCGGCATTCCGCTCAAACGCGCGAAGACCATCGTCCGCACCGAAGGACACCGCATTCAGCAGCAATCCGCCGATGACGCACGCAACGCCGCCAAGGGTCAAGGCTGCCAAGTCGTGAAGCAGTGGGATGCCGTGCTGGATGGCAACACGCGCACGGATCACCGCATCCTGGACGGGCAGATTCGCGAAGTCGGCGAACCGTTCGAGATAGACGGCAAGAAAGCGGAGTACCCCGGCGCATTCGGTCGTCCGGAAGAGGACTGCAACTGCCGATGTGTGGCGCTGACGCGGGCGAAATGGGCGCTGGATGCGGACGAGTTGCAGACCATGAAGGACAGGGCGCAGTTTTTCGGGCTGGACAAGACGGAGGGGTTCAGGGAGTTCGAGGAGAAGTATCTGAAAGCGGCGGAAGAAAGCGAAAAAGTATTCTACAATCAGGAGAGAATCACGAAAAGCCGAGCGTTCGCGGTGGATTCCAAGGTGATAGAAAGCCGGGAATACGCGGACAAATTCGACCTGATGGCGAACAGCCCGCAAGAGCGGCGCGAGTTCCTGAAAGCCGCCAAGAAACTGCTGCAGCATCGTTCCGGGCAGAACGGCGAGGACTTGTACCTGTATAACCGCGATAGGCAGACGTGGGTGAAGTCCGTCACAGGCAGCAAGCCGGGAACGCCGGAGTACACGCAGGAAATTCGCAGCGCTATTAGCAAGGCTAAGGCGAAAACCGAGCAGGTGGTGGCGTTTCACAACCACCCCGGCAGTATGCCGCCGAGCATTGAGGACATCAATGTATCAGTACAAAACGGATATGCTGCTGGTTATGTGCTTTGCCATGATGGAACAATTTACAAGTACAGCGCACCAAAGGAAGCTATTGCAAGAACGATATATGAAATGCGGGTTGACAGCTTCAAAGTCGAGGGGTATAATGAACGTGAAGCGCAACTGATGGCAATGAAATACTTGTCAGAATACTATGACTTTGTTTTCAAGGAGGTGAAGTAGTCGTGCTGAAATTGCGTTTTGGGTATCAGGAAAACGATAATATTGACTATGAGTTCCGAAACCAGCTTGCCGCAATGAGCAAAGAAGAAAAAGAAACGCTCTTGAAAGAGTATGAAGATCTTGCTGCACGTCAGATTCAAGAAGCGAAAGCGCTGCCTGAAAAGCCGGAAATGAAAGTGCGTTTTTTGCGTAGTGAGGGCGGGGCTTGGCTGGAAAAAGGCAAGGTGTACGACGCTTATCACTCTGCTGTGACAGGCGACTACTACGTCATCGATGCCAGCAAGGAAGCACGCCTTCGTCCTGCGGAGGACTTTGAAATCGTGGAAGAATATTAAGCACCCTGCCCCCCGCAAGGTGCTTTTTTGATACGTTGAAAGGAGTGCGTAAACATGAACATGACCAGAGAGGAACGAATCCAGCAAATCAGGGACTGCGGGCAGACCATCACCGAAAAGGCAGAAAGCATCTACGGGGATTATGCCTGCCCGACGAACTTGCAGGTGGTCATTACCATGAAGGCGAATGAGCTGCCGAACATCATCGTGAATCGGGAGTTTTTCAGCGACATCATGCTGGAACGCAATGGTGGGCATATCCATTAACCGGCTTTGAACCAGCTTTGAACCTTGTTTGAAACTAAAAATTACAAGTTGCAAAGAGAAATTGCAACTTGCAATCAACTTAATTCGCGAAAAGCAGCCGCACACCTCGTGCAGGCTGTTTTTTCATACAATAATTCCAAAAAGGAGTGGTATCATGGACATCTCTACCATGGGAACGGTGCTGGCGATTGTCGTCATCACCTACCTGATTGGCCTGCTCTGCAAGAGCGTCGGCGCCATCAAGGACGAACTGATTCCCGTCATTGTGGGCGCAGTCGGCGGTCTGCTGGGCATCGTGGGCATGTACGTCATCCCGGATTTTCCGGCGAAGGACGTGCTGAATGCGCTCGCGGTCGGCATCGTGTCGGGGCTCGCCTCGACGGGCGTGAATCAGGTGTATAAACAGCTCGGCAAAGCGGAAATTGACCCCGGTGGTGATTGACGATGGCATCAAAAACGGTCAGCGCGGCGGAGGTGGTCGCCCTCTTCCGCCGCGCGCTGGCGGAAAAATGGGGGTACATCTGGGGCGGCACGGGGCAGATTCACACGCAGCGCGCGCAGGACAGCGCCACCCGCGCGCAGACGATACGCTACGGGCAGCAGTGGGTCGGGCGGCGCGTTGCGGACTGCTCCGGGCTGTTCTACTGGGCATATAAGCAGCTGGGCGGGTATATGTACCACGGCAGCAACACCATGTGGCGCAAGTACGCCGCCGCCAAGGGCGCATTGCAGGGCGGCAAGCGCACCGATGGTCAGCCGCTCAAGCCCGGCACGGCGGTTTTCCTCACCAAGGGCAGCGACCGCCACCACGTCGGGCTGTACGTCGGCGATGGCAAGGTCATCGAGGCGAAAGGCACGGCTTACGGCGTGGTCGAGAGCAAAATCACCCGCTGGAACGAGTGGGCAGAGCTGACCGGCACGTCTTACGCCGCTGATACGCCTGATTCGCCCGCTGACACGCCTGCCGCGCCCAACACGACCGAGAACCCGGCGGATGCGCAGGGCGGCGCAAGCCCCCTTCTCGTCCTCAGGAACGGCAGCAGAGGAACGCAGGTCAAAGTTCTGCAATACCTGCTGATTGACGCGGGATTCGACTGCGGCAAGGTTGACGGCATTGCCGGGAAAAACACCATTGCCGCAGTCAAGGCATTCCAGACCGCGCAAGGCTTGACTGCGGACGGCATCGTCGGCGCGAAGACGTGGGCGGCGCTGCTCCAATAGCGGCAATCAGGCGCACCTGACGCAAGAGCGGGTGCGCCTTTGTAATTCTCGTCCGAGGGGACGTAAAACACCGACTGCCCACGGGATGCGACCCCGTAGATAAGCGTAGGGCGGTGGAAGGAGAAACACATGACGCTTGCAGAGATTCTCAAACAGAACGGCGTTGCAGAGGACACCATTCGCGCCATCCAGAACGACATGAAAACCGCCAAGCTCTTCACCACCGGTGAGGAGAACGCGGATATTCGCCTCGGAAAGCTCAAAGGAGAACACGAAAGCGTTCGCCAGCAGCTCGAAGCGGCGCAGCAGAAGATTGCCGCCCTCGAAGCCGACAAGGCAGAACACAGCGGCAGCCAAGAGACGATGGACGAGATGCACAGACAGCTTGAAGCGGCACAGGCGGCCCTGCAAAAGAGCCGCATGGATGCTGCTATCCACATTGCCCTCATGCGCGGTGGCGCAAGCGACATCGACTACATGACGTGGGTACTCCAGCAGAAAGGGGACGCCCTGACGCTGGACGACAAGGGGAACATCGACGGATGGGAGAACACCCTTGCCAGTTTGAAGAAAAAGTACCCGAACCAGTTTGAAGCCAGCGGCAAGAAGAACATCATCGAGAACCGTCTGCCGGATCAGGAGGGACACGCGCCGCTCAGCCGGAGCGAGATTCTGAAGAAGCCATACGCAGAACGGCAGAAGATTTTCGAGGAAAACCCGGAAGCATTCCGCGCAGCGATGGCGGCGGAGAAATGACACCATTTTGTTGGCATCAACAAAATGGGCACAGACCATTTTCGTGAGGTCACGAAAATGATAATGAGGAGGAAAAAATAAATGGCAGTTACCAAGCTGAACAGCCTGATTAACCCCGAAGTAATGGGCGCGATGATTGGCGCGAAGATTGACGCGCAGCTGAAGCTGACCCCCTATGCGAAAGTGGACACGACGCTGGTGGGCGTTCCGGGCGACACCAAGACCGTGCCGAGCTGGAACTACATCGGCGACGCGGAGGACGTGGCGGAAGGCGCGGAAGTGGGGCTGACTACCCTGACGGCGTCCTCGACGACCTTCACCATCAAGAAGGCGATGAAGGCGGTGGGCATCACGCAGGAAGCCGTCAATTCCGGTCTGGGCAACCCGATTGCGCAGGCGGAAACCCAGCTCGCCAAGGCGATTGCGGGCAAGGTGGACAACGACGTGCTGGACGCGGTGTACACGGGCAAGAACGTCTACGCGGCTTCCACCCTCGCGGCAATTGCCTATGGCGGACTGGTGGACGCGATTGCCAAGTTCGAGGACGAAGAGGACGGCGTGGACAAGGTGCTGTTCATTCACCCGGCGCAGGAGGCGACGCTGCTCAAGGACAGCGACTTCCTCTCCGCGGACAAGTTCACGGCGGGCGTGGCGGTGAACGGCGCGATTGGCAAGATTGCGGGCGCGTGGGTGAAGAAGTCGAAGAAGGTGCGCCTTGTGACCCACGAGAAGAACGAATCCGGCGACGTGACCATCGACGCGGCGAACCTTGCCGAATATCAGGCGAAGGTTGACCCGTCGGTGGAACTGGCGGCGGGCGACAAGGTGAAGGCGCTGGCGGCGGCTTCCCAGTACTACCTCTGCCCGATTATCAAGCTGGAGCCCGATTCCCCCGAAACCGAGTACACCGAGGACGAGCTGCCCGCCGTGACCATCTTCCTCAAAAAGGACATTCAGGTGGACGCGGAATGGCTGCCGAAGAAGCAACAGACCGACGTGACGGCGGCGAAGTATTACGGCGTGGCGCTGACCAACAGCGCGAAGGTCGTGCTGGCGAAGTTCAAGAAGTGATGAAAGGAGGGGGCAAGTGTCATGCTGATGACGGTGGAGGAGCTGCGGAAGCAAATCACCACAGATGCAGATGACGCGCTGCTGGCGGCGAAACTGCGCGGCTTTGAGCTGCTGATTCGCGCCTACACGAACAACAACTTCCAGCGCAGGAGCGAACGCTGGACGGGTGACGTCGTGGGGCGCACCTTTATGGGGGAGGCGCTTGTCCCCTTCTCCGCGGGCGATACGGTGCAGGTGACATTCTCCCTGTACAATGACGGGCTGTATACCGTCGAAAGCGCGGATGAACTCGCCTTCACGGTCTCAGAGCGTGGCTTGAAGGACGAAATCGACGTGACGGCGACGCTCGTGCGCTATCCCGACGATGTGAAGATGGGCGTCGTGAACCTGCTGAAGTGGGAACTGGACAATCGAAACAAGGTCGGCGTGGCATCGGAGACAATTTCCCGACACGCCGTCACCTACTTCGACCTGACGGGCGAGAACGCCGTCATGGGCTTCCCCAAGGCGCTCATGGGCTTCCTCACGCCTTACATGAAGGCGCGATTCGGGCAAGGGGTGGACAAGGTATGAAGGGCATCGGCGGCAACGTGACAGTCATCATCCAGACCAGCGCGACAACGACAAACGAAATCGGCGAACAGGTGCAGCACTGGATGGACGCGGCGACGCTTTCCGGATGGCTCGACCTCTCCGGCGGCGACAGCAAGTACAGCGTGTACAATGCCAAGGTGCAGGAAAGCACCCATGTCTTCGTGGCGGATTATCAGGCGCTCCCGGCAGACCTCACGGCGGAAAACAGCCGTCTTGTCTGCCGGGGAAAGCGCTACGATGTGCTGCTGATTGACAATCCGATGGAGATGGGCAGCGGCTCACAGCTGGAAATCTACCTGAAATACACAGGAGGCGACAGCTATGCCGGTTGAATTTCGGGATTACAGCATGAAAGTCAGCGCGCAGATGAAGGAAGCGGCAAAACGCTTCCTCATCGAGGCGGCGCACGAGGTGACAAGCCAGACCATCCGCACCACGCCCACGAAGAAGACGCAGCTTCGCGGCTCATGGAGCAATTCGGTCGATGAAAGCGCCATGACCGCGCAGATTGGCAGCCCGCTGGAGGAATCGTTCTGGAACGAGTTCGGCACGGGCAGCCACGCCATCCACGGCGACGGGCGCAAAGGCTGGTGGGTGTACATCGAGGGGCAGCCGCGGGGCGAGAAGAACTCGCGCGTGTACGACAGCCAGCAGGAGGCGGAGGAAGCCGTCCAGTACCTCAGGAGCCAAGGGCTTCCTGCCGTCGCCACCAATGGTGAGGACGCGCATCTGACACTCCAGAAGGCATTCGCGGCGAAACAGAACACCATCATCCGCATGGCGGAAACGATTCTTGGGGAGGAAATGAAATGACGCAGGGGGCGCTTTCCATCCTCCGCGCGGCGATAGCGGATATGCGCTTGCCATACGCGCTGGGGCAGTACCGCGCAGCCCCACTGCCGGAAACGTATTTCGTCGGGCAGTGGGTGGACGCGGAGAGCTTCACCGAGGACGGGCGCACGGACAGCACGATGACCCTGCTGGGCTACAGCCGCGCAGGTCTTGATGCCCTGCTGGCAGCGTCAAAGGCGATTCAGGCGCGCTTCCCGGCGTATGGCTGGACGTGCATCACGGATAGCGGGTCAGGGCTTGCAATTTCTTTCGCGGGTGCGTCGTTCTTGCCGGATATTGACGGCACGGCACGGCGCATCAGCATCAATCTGAACATCAAAGAATGGAGTGTGGACGAAACATGAAGGAAGGCAGAAGCGGCGCAACGAGCGCCACGCCCAAGAGCATCGTATTCGGTGCAGGCACGATTCACAAGGGGCTGAAGTACGAGGGCGCGGCGTGGAATTTCACCGATTCGCTTGTCGGCGCAACGTCCGGCGGCTCGAAGGTGTCGATTAAGCCGGAAATCACGAAGGTCGAAGTGGACGGCGTGTATGTGAACACGAAGGAGCTTTCCATCAAGACCGGCGGCACGGCGACGATGGAAGTTAGCTTCATTGAGCTGACGGAGGACGTCTTGACGGCGGCGACGCTGGGCAAGAGCGCGGAGGCGACGACTGACACGCGCTTCAACCTCATCGAGGACAAGGCGGACATCGCCGTGGGCGACTACTGGGAGAACATCGCCTTTGTCGGCAAAACGCTGGATGGACGCAACATCATCGCGATTCTGGACAATGCGCTGTGCACGTCCGGCTTTGAAAACGACAACAAGAGCAAGCAAGGCACGGTCGGGACGTACACGTTCGAGTGCTATGCCGGTTTGGACGGCGACGGCGAGACGCTGCCGTGGCACATCTACTATCCGAACGACACCTACGCCGCGTAAACGCAGACTGCCGACGCGACGGCGTGAATCCGCGGCATAACAAACTACTAACATTAGTGGGGAAACCGAAGGAGTGCAGAGGGCGATCGCAGACTTCGTCTGTTTTCAATGCCCTCTGCCGCGCCCGCAGGCGCGTTCCCTGCGAACGACCGCGTATCCGAGGGAGAAGAGCCACGCGCTTTTCTCCCCTTTTCTATCAAAAGGAGGAATCACGATGGAAAATGAAGCCTTAACCATGCGCCGCCTGCGTGCGGACGACCTCTTCACGATGATGCGCATCCTGTCCAAAATCGGCGTGAACGACCTGCGCAGCGTCATGCCGACCAAGACCGCCATCCAGCGGGTGCGCGAGGGCAGCGAGAGCGCGGAGAGCCTCGGCGTGACCGTCGCGCTGATGCTTGCGGACAAGCTGCTGGCGCGCCTACCGGACTGCAAGGCGGACATCTACGCATGGCTGGCGGATTTGAGCGGCAAAACGCCCGCCGAAATTGCCGCGCTGGACATGGGCGTGTTCGCCGAGGCGGTATTCACCCTGATGGCAAGCGAGGATTTCCGCGATTTTTTTACGCGGCTGATGAAGCGCTTGGGGCAGACGAAGTAAAGCTGTTCGACATGCTTTACCGCCGCTACAGCGACCCGATGGCGCTGCTGACCGGGATGCTGCGGCGCGGGAGACTGGCGGACTTCATCCAGCAGTGTGTGCGGATGTACAACGAAGAGACGGAAGAGAAGCTGCTGTGGGAAGTGTGGCTGCACAAGTGCTTTGACAAGGGATTCAGCGAATTTCTGCGCGAATACCGCACCTCTGCACCCGTGGACACGCCGGACTTCACGGCAGAGGACATCCGGCACAGCTGGAATCTGCTCGACGGCTTCACACCGCCGGGAGAAGGGAGGGAAACGACGTGAGCAGTATCTTTGAACTGTTCGGCTCTATCGTGCTGGATACGAGTGGGGCAGAAAAGGTGCTTGCCAAGGTCAGCAAAGCCGGACAGAAGGTCGGCAGTGTGCTGGGCAAGGGCTTCAAGCTGGCAGGGCAAGCGGCGCTGCAAATGGGCAAGGTCATCGGCGCAGGCGTGGCGGCGGGGACAGCCGCGATGGGCAAGCTCGTCAGCAGCGCCATGAGCGCCTACGCCAGCTATGAGCAGCTGGGAGGCGGCGTGAAGAAGCTCTTTGGCGACGATGCGCAGAACCTCGTGATGGAATACGCGCGCAACGCCTACCGCACGGCAGGTCTGTCCGCTAACGAGTACATGGACACGGTGACGAGCTTCTCCGCGAGCCTGATTTCGTCCCTGGGCAAGGATACCGTCGCCGCCGCCGCGTATGCCGACCTTGCCATCACCGACATGGCGGACAACGCGAATACCTTCGGTACCAACATGGAGGATATTCAGAACGCGTATAAGGGGTTCAGCAAGCAGAACTACACGATGCTGGACAACTTGAAGCTCGGCTACGGCGGCACACAAAAGGAAATGGAGCGCCTTCTGGAAGATGCGTCGAAGCTCTCCGGCGTGAAGTACAACATCAGCAACTTCTCGGACATCATCGAAGCCATCCACGTCATCCAGGAAAGCCAGAATATTGCCGGGACGACGGCGAAGGAAGCCTCGACGACCATCTCCGGCTCTATCGGCTCGGTCAAGGCGGCGTGGGCGAACCTGCTCTCCGGCTTGGCGGATGGCAATCAGGACATTGGCCAGCTTGTCGGCAATCTGTCCGACAGCGTAATGACCGCGGTGGACAATATCGTCCCGCGCTTGCAGACGATGGCACCGCGCCTCGTGCAGGCGGTGCAGACGCTTGTCTCGACGCTTGCGCCACAGCTTCCGGGCATCATCAGCACCGTTCTGCCCTCCATGATTGAGGCGGCGACAACGCTCATCGGCGGCTTGGCGGACGTGCTGCCGGACTTGCTGGGCAGCATCATCGACGTACTGCCCAACGTCGTCAAGCAAATCGGCGGCGCGCTCAAGAAGCTGTTCCCGTCACTGCTGAAGACGTTCAAGAGCCTCATCGGCAAGATTGACTTCAAGGGGCTGGGAACGGCGATCGGCAGCGGTTTGCGGTCGATTGTGACGAACCTGCCGGCGATTATGCAGGGCATCGGCGACGCGATTAAGTGGGCGTGGGAGAATAGCGCCTATCCGCTGATTCAGGGCATTTTCAAGGGCGTGTTCGGCGTTGACCTGCCGGACTGGCCGGACGTGGCGAAGACCCTCAAGGAATCGTGGGAAACATTCGTGTCAACCGCCGGAGTATTCCTGCGGCTCGTGTTCGGGACAAGCGACGAAAAGCCGACGGAGGAGGAGCTTTCCAAGGCAAAAGAGAACGTTCAGAATTGGTGGAACGGGGTTGTGGAGGCGGTCGGCAACTTCTGCTGTATCGACTTCCATGGCATCGGGCGGAAAGCCAACCTCATGGCGAGAGATATTCAGACATGGTGGAACAGCGTTGCACGGCAAGTCAATTTGGTGCTTGGCTTCACGGTGGAAGAGCACGGTTCGGACACGCGCACGAGTTCCAGCGGCGCAACCATGGGCGGCGGCGGAAGGGAGTTCCAAGAGAAGACCGACTTCTGGGGCAACCCTGTCAGCAAAAAAACGCAAGACGCCGTGCTGAATGAAGCACTGAAAGGCGCACAAAAAAACATTCTGTACGGGAACACCACGCCTACATTCTTGCAGCCGAAAATCCCCAACACCTACATCGGCGCACCATCCGCCCACGCCGACGGCGCCATCTTCTCAAAGCCCACCCTCTTTGATACGCACAGCGGCTATCACCTCGTCGGGGAAGCTGGCGCGGAGGCCGTCGCGCCCATCGGCGTGCTGCAAGGGTACGTCAAAAGCGCGGTGAGTGAGGTCGTGGGCGCGAGCATGGAGCGCAAGCTCGACCAGATGCTTGCCACCCTGCAAAACGGCTTCAGCGGCATGAATCAGCAGCAGATTGTGCTGGATACGGGCGTGCTTGTCGGCGCAACGGCGGGCAAGATGGACAAGCGTCTGGGGCGGATGGCACTGCGAAAGGGGCGGAACGCATGATTTACGGGGTAACGCTGGGCGGCAAGCACACCTACCGCGATTGGGGCTTGCTGCCGAAAACGCGCCCGACCATCGCGCCGCCGAAGGTGCGCACAAATTATGTGGACGTGCCAGGGCTGGACGGTGCGCTTGACCTGTCCGAAGCGCTGACCGGGCGCGTGGGCTATCAGACACGGGATTTCTCGGTGGAGTTCATCGTCATTGACGCGCGGAACCGCTGGGATGCGCTGTATTCCGAAATACTGGACGCCCTGCACGGGCAGCGGGTGCAAATCATCCTCGATGAAGACCCCGACTACTCCTACACCGGGCGCGTGACCGTGAACGCGCTGGAGAGCGACCGCAAGACCGCCACCATCAGCTTGAAAGCCGTCTGCGACCCGTACAAGCTGGAAATCACGGGTTCGCTGGATGACTGGCTGTGGGACACCTTCAACTTCGAGACGGGCATCATCCGCGATTACAAGGCGCTGCCGGTGGACGGAACGCTGACGCTGACGATTCCCGGCACAAGGCGGCCATGCATCCCGACCATCACGGCAAGCAGCGCGATGACGGCGACATTCGGCGGCAAGGAGTACGCTCTGACGGCGGGCGACAACCGCATCAGCGGCATTTGCATCACCGAGGGCGACAACGTGCTGACCTTCGCTGGGAATGGCACGGTATCCATCGACTACCGAGGAGGGAGGCTGTAATGTACACCATCTATGCGGACGACGCATTGCTGTATTCTCCGGGGGACGAGGAACTTTCCGTCCTGTCCCCCGTGCTGGAAACGCAGTGCAACGCCGCCGGAACGCTCACGTTCGTGCTGCTGCCGGAGCACCCGATGTACAGCGCACTGCACAAAATGCGGACGCGGATTGACGTCCGGCAGGATGACGAAATCATCTGGCGCGGGCGCGTGCTGGAAACGGAAACCGACTTCTACCGCCAGAAGACTGTCACCTGCGAGGGGGAATTAACCTACTTGGTGGATAGCGTCCTGCATCCGTACAAATTGGCGGATTACGACGGCACGGCGGCAGGGCTGTTCCGCCTGTACCTGACGCGGCACAACGAGGCCGTCAGCGAGGCGCAGCAGTTCCAAATCGGCAATGTGGACATTGAGACGCTATCCAGCGTGGAAAACACGGGCTACGGCAACACCTGGGACGAAATCAGCGACAACCTGATTGACATCCACGGCGGCTTCCTGCGCGTCCGCTACGACGGCGAAACACGCTATCTGGATTGGACGAAGGAGAGCGGCACATCGTGCGGGCAAGTCATCCGCTTTGGGGAGAATCTGCTGGACTTGTCCGAGTACGTCTCCGCGTCGGAGGTCGTGACGTGCCTGATTCCCTACGCCGGTCAGAGCGACAGCAAAATCACCATCGCGAGCGTCAATGACGGCAAGGACTACTTGGAGGATGCCGCCGGAATTGCCCTCTACGGGCGCATCTGGGGCGTGACGGAGTTCGACACGAAGGACGCATCAAAGCTGCTGGAAATGGCGAAGGAGAACCTGCAAAAGCGGCTGAAAGAGACGATTACCATCACCATCAGCGCGGTGGATTTGCACCTGCTGGATGTGAATGCGGAATCGTTCCGCGTCGGCGACAAGGTGCGCGTCGTCTCCCCGCCCCACGGCATCGATGCGGAATACACCTGCACGGCGATTTCCCTTGACCTCGTCAGCCCTGACCAGTCCGAATACACATTCGGCACACCGGAAACGGGCATGGCAAGCACCACCGCCGCGACCAGCAAAGCGGTGGAGGTCGTCGATTCGTCGGTGGAGTACCTGCGGCAGATTGTCAGTGATCAGAACACACACCTGCTGCTGACCGACGGGCTGATTACCGCCTACACGCAGAAAACAAACGAGAACACCGACACACTCAACACCGTGCAGACGACGCTGGACGGCATGAACGGCACATTGTCCGCCTACGTCGAGACGGTAGACAAGCACACGCAGGACATCACGACCGTCCGCGCTGACCTCGACGGCATGAACGGCACGCTGACCGCCTATGCGGAGCGTCTGGGCGACGCGGAGAGCGAAATCACGCGCGTGCAGGTGACGCTGGACGGCATCAACGGGGAATTGACGTCGAAGGTCAGCAAGGGCGACCTGATTTCGACCATCAACCAGACGGCGGGAGAGGTCAAAATCAGCGCGAGCTGTATTAACCTTGAAGGGTATGTGACGACGAGCGAATTTGAAACCGTGAGCGGCTGGGCAGACAATTTTGAGGGCGACACCATCAACTGCGTCACACTCAGTGCGTTTAAGGTCAATTCAGATGACGGCGAATTTGGTGCTTTGTCTATCGGAGATGCGCACATCTCAGACTTGACGCTGACAGGAACGGCAACCATCGGCAGCCTGACCGTCGCCAAAGCGGCGGCAAGCTGGCAGAAGCAAACGGTCGTGACGGGCATCAGCGACGCTCTGCGCGTCTCCAAAACGTCGCAGACCATCACCTATGCAACGCCCGAAGGCGGCGAAAACACCATCAATGTGCTGACGAACGTGCAGGTCTTCGCGGGCGGGCATTACAGCACGAAGGAAATCAGCTATCTTGGCGCGGGCACGTCGGAATAAGGAAGGGGAAGCCTATGGAAACCATCACCATCAGCAAAAAAACCGTGCAAGCCGTCATTGACGCGCTGTCCACGGTGGAAACGCGCGGCGCGGGCAACCTGAACGCGCTGCTGGCGTGCATTCAGGTGCTGCAAAAGGCGGTGAATCAGCCGCAGGAGGCGAAAGCATGAGCGAAAGCACGAAGGACTTCCAAACGCTGCTGGACACCATTGCGTCGGGCGTGTATGGCAAGGACATCAGAGGGGCGATTCATGACGCGCTGGAATGGCTCTATGAAATCAGCGGGGCGAAACCGCAGAAGGACAAATACGGCACATTCCTTTTCAAACTCCAAAAGCCGATTACATTCAACGGCGGAAATTACCTTGACACGGGCGTAAAGCTGTACGAAAACGGTGACGCGGATGATTGGTGCGTGTGCATCGCATACAGCGGGACACCGAGTTCGACGGAGGGCTTGCCGTATATCCTGGCGGACTGCGGCAAGGACGGCGAAACTCAGGGCTTCCGTGTGATGCAGAGCGGAGCAAATGAAGGCTGGACGGTTTCCGGCGGCAGCGGCGCATTTCGCATGGACTTGGCGATGGAACATACAGGCAAAGCATGGTCGGAAATCATCAATGCGGACGGAACGAACGTCTTTATCCTTTCCAAGGAAGGAACGAATTATTCCTTCTACTTGAACGGATACAAGGCTTACAATTCCGCGCTTGGATATGCACTGGATACGTCGGCATACATCCCGACGGATGTATCCTTGATTATCGCGGCAAGGCATACCAGCACCATCTCGACAATCGACCATCGGACAAGTCTCACGCTGAAAGATGCGAGGGTATACAATTCCGCCATGGATGACAGCAAGGTGGCACAAATCAACGCCGAAATGCTGGCACTGTAAATTTACAGCAGGAAAACCACAAGCGAAAGAAATGGAGTGAATATTCACATGAAAGAATACGTTTTGACTATCTCCAATTCTGGCAAGATTGAAGGCATTCAGGGCATTGCTCTGATGCAGTACGAGCATCGTGTCACGAGATTTGCAATCAATATCTCTGCGTTCGTTGAGAACTACCAGCAGGATGTGCTTTTTGCTTCGGTGACTACGATTTCTGGCAGCGATAGAAACGGCGGGGTTGTCGGTGTCATCCCGGATGAAAACGGCGTGATCTACTATGAGCCGAGCGCGGCGGACACATGCAAAAGCGGGTCTATGGGAATCTTCGTCACGGTGCTGTTTAAGCAGGGGCGCGAAGTCCGCTCGGAGACTGGCATCATCAAGATTGTTGCAACACAGGGAATCAAGGAAGAAACTTTGAGCCTTGGCGCACAGGCGGCATTGGCGGGCATGTGCGAAGTGCGCTTTTCTTCCATTAATGGCGGGAATTTGCAGAACTGGGGAGACAAAACCGACAAGCGCGTCGCGAAGGTTGATTTCTTCAACAACAAGGAAAAGCGCCACTGGGTCGGATACGCGCAGTTGAAACCGCAGGGAACTTCTTCTCTTGCTTATCCGAAGAAGAATTTCAGCCTATCCCTTTATAAGGACGCGGAAAAGAGCGTCTCCGCCGAAGCACTTTTCGTCAAAGACTGGAAGGCACAAAGCAAGTATTGCATGAAGGCAAACTGGATTGACCCCACGCAAGCCTGCAACGTCGTCTCTGCGCGTATTGCTTGCGACATGATGGAGGGCTATCCGGCAAATGCGGCTGCGCCTTGCCACGGCTTGATTGACGGTTATCCTACGCTGGCATGGTTCGACGATGATTGCACCGGACTGTATACAATGAACATCCCGAAAGAGGCGTGGATGTTCGGGATGGATGAAAGCGACGTCAACAACATTGTCATGTGTGCAGAAGACCAGTTGACGGAAGGCGCGTTCCGTGCGACGGCGACCGAAACCGGATGGAGCATTGAGGTTGGCAGCGACGAGCAGGCGACTATCTTCACGAAATTCAATCAGATGGTCAGTTTCGTGAAGGACACCGAATCGGAGGCGGAGTTCCGCAGCAACTTCTCGCAGCATCTCGATTTGGACGCCTGCCTGAATTATTACTGCTTCGCCTACCTGACAGGCGCGACAGACAACCTCGGCAAGAACATGCTCATGACTACGCGCGACGGTGCTGTCTGGGCGCCGTCGCTGTACGATTTGGATTCGCTGTTCGGTGTGCAGTGGGACGGCATCCAGCTTTTCGCATCCGACAGCCCATGTCCCGGCGCGTATCAGTGCAGAACTTCCTTGCTGTGGGCGAAGATTGAGGAACACTTCCCGGCTGAACTCTGCGAACGCTATTTTGCATTGCGAAATGGCGCACTTTCGCTTGGAAACATTACACGGCGCTGGGATGAATTTGTTGCTCAAATTCCGGAATCGCTCTACAAATACGACGCAAGACGCTGGCTTGGCATCCGCCGAATGCGCCGAACTTTGGAGCAGTCCAAGAATTGGGTGACTGAACGTGCCGCATATTGCGACGAAGTATTCAAGGAAAAATACGACGCTGCTACTGGCGCGCCGTCTCTGGCCCTGAGCGTCGCAGATTTCGTGTCCAATGGCAATAACTACAAGGACACCGAGCAGGCACTTTTCGCCGGAAAGTGGCGGACGGCAACGCTGCTTGCGCGATTCAAGCCGAGCGTGGATGGCACAGTGTTCTTTTCCGATTTTTCCGAGCGTTATCCCGATCCGGGATATAAGGGCTTGCTGTGCCGGCAGGTTGAAGATATTCTCCAAATTCAGATTTCTGGCGATACAACTTCGATGACGCCCGCTAAGGATACCAGCAGCACGGGTGCCGTCGGCTATAAGGTTTCGGAGATCACGAACGAAAACGGATACATTGAAGTAGGCATTGTGAAGAAAATCGACACATACTACGTCTATATCAATGGTTTGCGTGTCGGTACAGGCGAAATCGACGTGCCGTCTGCAATCACTGAAACGCTACTTCTTGGCGCACAGTGGGATGGCATCGGTGGCGTATTCCGCACTGGGCAGGTGGACATGCCTGTGTTTGAGCTGTGGTCTGGCTGCATGACGCAGGACGAGATTGTCCAGCATTTCAAGGAAATCTAATGACCAACCGGGGAGGGGCTGTTCCCTCCCCTCTACCATGTGGGAGGAATCATCATGAAGGGCATCACCTTCGGAAATTTTCATACATATGACGATTTGCAATTGATTCTCACCACAAAAGAAATCGGCGTACCCACCGTGAAAAGCAAAAAGATTGACATTGAGGGCGCGGACGGTGTGCCTCTGCACCGTCACGGCTGCCGGACTTGTCCACTTTGCTCGGTACAGGCTCGGCAATACATGGTCAGACGCAGTGGCTAATACATGGCTGCCAATTGATATTTCGTTCATTCTCGGATAAATACGCGAAAGAAGGAACAAAGGATGATGGATACTATCATTGTTGCGGCAATTTCTCTGATTGGCACGCTGGCAGGCAGCTACTTCGCCAACAGCAAGACAATCGCCCTGCTGTCCTACCGCTTGGAGCAGCTGGAGCGCAAGGTGGAGAAGCACAACTCCGTCGTCGAGCGGACATTCCAGTTGGAGAACAACGTGCAGACCGCGTTCAGCCGGATTGACGAGATCCGGGAAACGCTGCACGAGCATCAGGAGGCATAAGAAAAGCCGGGATGGCGGCGGAGGGAGAAATCCTCTGCGGCTGTCCCGGCGAGTTTTTATTTCT